CTATGTGGGTCGTCCGAAGGCTCGGAATTTTTTTAGCGTCAAAAATTTGGGTTGCTTAACAGACTTAACTAATATGTAGACATAGCACTTAACAAATAAAGAATGCTCATAACTTTTGCAGATCTGGCGCAGCTCAAAAACGTGTCTAGAAGTGCGGTTAGCCAAAGAAAGAGCACAGGGGTTTTAGATGGCGCAATTGTTAAGCACAACGGCAAAACGCTACTTAACAAGGAACTGGCTATGGAGTTATGGGATAAGAATACGGCGCCTGTTTTAAATCAAATACCAGCTCAAACAAAAAAGGAACTAAAGAAACAAGTTCAGGAAATGCCAGCGGATCAAATACCGGATTTCAATGTTTCACGTGCGAAAAACGAATTTTATAAAGCGGAGCTGGCAAGGATACAGGTATTGCAGCAAAAGAAAGAATTAATTAGTGCAAAGGAAGTAGAGAAGAAAAGTTTTGAGTTGGCGGTTGGTATTCGTGAGGCGTTTTTGACGTTACCTGATCGTGTTAGTAATTTATTTGCTAGTGAAACGGACCCTACAGCTATTGACTCTGTAATGCGTCAAGAAATTCATAGTTGTTTAGAAAGATTTGTAGAGGCAGCATGAACCCATTTCAGAAAGGATTTATAGAGGGCATCATTCCACCCAAACCGATGACGGTTAGCGAATGGAGCAATTCCCACAGACGACTTTCTAGTAAAGGCTCAAGCGAGCCGGGGCCTTGGCGGACGTCAAGAGTTCCCTATTTAAAAGAGCCGATGGATTGCTTAAGCGTGACAAATACGGATGTTGAAAGAGTCGTTGTAATGTTTGGCGCTCAATTAGGTAAGACAGAAATGGGCATCAACTTCCTGCTTTATACAATCGATCATTGCCCGGCCCCCATCCTTTGTGTTGCTGCCTCGTTGGATATGGTCAAGAGGATGAGCCGTCAAAGGTTAGAGCCTGCTTTTGAAGAAACGCCCGTTATAAAAGCGAAGATTGCCCCGCAAAGATCAAGGGATGCAAGTAACTCAATGTTTATAAAAGAGTTCCCAAATGGCATATTGCTCCTCACAGGTAGTAACTCCCCCGCCGGGCTTCGCAGCGCTCCAGTGCGCTATTTGTTTCTTGATGAAATTGACTCATACCCTAGTGATGCAAGTACTTCCGGCGGGGTAAGTGAAGGCGACCCCGTAGAACTTGCAATTAAAAGAACTTCAACTTTCAGCAGGAAAAAGATATTAATGACGAGTACGCCGACTTTAAAAGAGTTCAGCCGCGTTGAATCAGAGTACCTAGCAAGTGACCGCCGCAAGTTCTTTGTTAAATCTCCTTGTTGTGGAAAATATCAAACCCTTGTTTGGTCGCAAATGAAATGGGAAAACCGCGACGCTTCAACGGCTAAATATGAATGTTCACATTGCGGGGAAAGATTCGACGAATCACATAAGACTTCCATGCTTAGACAAGGTGAGTGGAGGGCAGAGAAACCAATGACAAGGAAGACGGCAGGGTTTCAAATGAGTTCAATTTATAGTCCCGCGGGTTGGATGACTTGGCCTGAATTAGTCGAAGAATTTCTAAGGTCAAAAGATGACGCGCCTTTATTTAAGACCTTTGTTAATACCCGATTAGCTGAAACCTTTGACGAGTCTTATCAATCGCAATTATCAGCGGAAGAGATGTTGGAGAAGTGTGAAAAATATTTACCCGGCACTATTCCTGAAGATGTTGTTTGTTTAGTTCAGGGGGTAGATGTGCAAGGTGGCGGAGGTACGAAAATGGAGAGAATCGAAATCTCGACGTGGGGGATAGGTTTAGAAGAGCATATGTATTTAATCCAGCATGATGTAATTCTTGGCGACGCGAATCAAAGCACCGTCTGGGAGGGGTTAGATGTTTTGTTAACGGCTGAATGGGAACACCCAAACGGCGGTAAATTAAAAGTTGAATGTACGGCGATAGATACCGGCGGATTGGCAACGAACTCGGTTTACAATTATTGCAGGGCTAGAAAAGGTTCGGGCGTTATAGGAATTAAAGGAAGTAGTCAATCAGGACAACCAGCAATCGGGCGCGGTTCAAAAGTTGATTTGAACTATAGAGGTAAACCAATTAAAGGCGGTGTTGTTGTTTATATGGTTGGTTCTGACACTATTAAAGATGTGTTGTATAGTAGGCTTAAGTTCAATAATAAATTACATTTTCACGCGCAAACAACGGAAGAATATTTTAAACAATTCACAGGAGAAAGAAAGGTTTTAAAGAAAAGCGGGAGGGGTACCCAATACGTTCAGAAAAAGAATCAAAATGTTGAGGCATTAGATTGTGCCGTTTATGCCTATGCAGCCCTTAATCATCTTTATCAACGCTTCCCACGCGGTAAATTCTTTCAAATCTTCGCTAATAAGCTCTTAGATTCCGTTAATTCGTCTAAAAAACAACGTCTAAAATCTAATAGTAAGGTTACTAAGAAGTCGTATGTCACACATTGGTAAGAGGTCGGCGTGAATATCCCGGCTTCGATACGTGCGGGAAGCACAGTTAAATGGAGAGAATCAAGCCAAGTTGACCCCTTTGGTGATGCGTTGCAAAGCACCGATTCATGGGTAATGAAGTTTTATTTACGAACTAATACGGCTTCGGAGGGACACACTGCGACGGGTTCAACCTACGGAACAGGTTGGGAATTTACAATTTCAGCTAGTGATAGTTCAGCCTTCGACGCGGGTGATTGGTTCTTTAATTGTGAGGTTAGTAAAGGATCAGAAAAATATATTGTTGGGAGTGGAGCTTTAGAAGTTCTTCAAGCCCTCGCCTATACAGGAACGCCCGGAGCGCTGCAAGGGAAAAGCCAAACAGAACAAGACCTCGACGCGATTCAATCAGCAATAAGAACTTTAGTTAGTGGCGGTGTTGTTAAAGAATATTCAATTGCAGGTAGAAGCCTTAAAAAATATGATCTTTCTGATTTGATGACTTTAGAAAGTCGCTTGAAATATCAATTAAAGCGCGAACAAAAAGCGGACTTAATAGCTAATGGTCTGGGTAATCCGGCTGCAATGTATGTGAGGTTCAACTAATGGGAATTGTCAACGCATGGTCGGCTTTATGGGAACCAAACCCAAGAGCAATAAAACCGAGACGAAAAAGAGAGTACGCAGGGGCGGAAGTATCGCGCCTTACTAGCGGTTGGGTTACAAGTACTAATTCAGCCGATAGCGACATTAAAGGCAGCCTAAAGAAATTAGTTAATAGATCAAGGCAATTAACGCGTGATGTTGATTATTGCAAAAATGCAATTAGGGCAATTACAGATAACGTTGTAGGAACTGGCGTTAGGTTGCAGGCTCAAGTCAGGCAGCAACGCGGGGGAAAATTAAATCAACGTGTAAATGAACAAATAGAAAGGGCGTGGGCTAGTTGGGGTAAGGCTGATTCATGCGACGTAGCGGGAAAACTTTGCTGGAATGATATTTGTCGCTCTGCTGTTTCTAATTGGGCTGAATCAGGCGAGGTATTTATAAGAATTATTCGAGGTCAAAAATTCGGTAATAGTTCTATTCCTTTTGCTTTGCAATTGCTTGAATCGGACATGATAGATATTGATTATGAGGGGAAAGCAGAAAAGAAAGGTTGGACTTGGAAAATGGGCGTGCTTTTAGATGATTGGGGAAGACCTCAAAAATATGCACTATTAACAAAACATCCGGGGGACACCCTCTTTGTTAATCAACCCACGACAGGAAAAAAACATATTTTTGTTAATGCTGATTCGATTATTCATTTAGCGAAATTTGACAGGCCCGGGCAGACTCGCGGCGTGCCTTGGATGAGTAGCGCAATTCAAAGGATGCACCATTTAGAAGGCTACGAGCAAAGTGAGATTATTTCCAAACGTGTTTCGTCGGCTCAAATGGCATGGATACAAAGTCCCGAAGGTGAATTAGAGGGGAGCGATGTAGAAGACGGTGAAAGAGTTTTTGACCTATCTCCGGGCAAGGTAGCCTATTTAGCACCGGGGGAATCTGTTCATGTTCCTAACCTTGATACTTCAAGCGGACAGTTTGAACCTTTCTTGGCTGCTATGCTCCGCGCTCTTGCCGCTGGTATTGGGTGCAGTTATGAAACGATTTCCCGCGACTACTCAAAGACGAATTACAGTAGCTCGCGTTTAAGTTTGTTGCAAGATCAAGAGGCGTTTAAGGCGCTTCAATATCAATTAAGAGAATCGTTTTTAGATATTGTTTATAAAGAATGGCTAGAAGTTGCCGTTTTATCCGGTGTGTTGCAATTAAGTAATTATCAAACAGAAACGAGTAGATACCATATGGCGCGGTGGATGTTCAGGGGTTACGGATGGGTAGACCCCATGAAAGAAACACAAGCGGCCCAACTAGCAGTAAAAGCAGGGTTTAAAACTCAGTCGCAGGTATTAAGTGAAATGTCGGGTATTGATTTAGAAGAATTTTTAATTGCGCGTAAAAATGAGATTGATATGGCTGAAAGTTTGGGTTTATCTTTTGACAATGAAGTTAATACGTCGCCTGAAACTGTCTCTAAAGTAGATACAACTACTAATCAACAGGAAGATGACGAAACGTGATTATGAAAAAGATCTAGTCCAAAGAGACTTTAATTTAGAAGTAAGAGAAGTAGAAAAAGAAGATAGAACGCTGGAATTTCCCTTTTCAAGTGAGGAGCCAGTACAAAGGTACTTCGGCCTTGAAACGCTAGAGCATCGGGAGCAAAGCGCAGATTTAGGGCGTTTAAATGATGGAGCTCCTGTCCTTTGGAACCATGACCCCGACAAGGTTATTGGTGTTGTTGAGCGTGCTTGGATTGATGAAAAGAAAAAACGCGGTTATGCGAAAGTTAGATTTAGCGAAGAAGAATTTGCGGCTTCAAAATTTAGAGATATAAAAAATAAAATTATTAGAAATATATCCTTCGGGTACATGGTTAAGGATACCGAGCAATCAAAAGATTCTGATGAGGTGCTTGTTAGATCATGGGAAGCCTACGAAATTAGTGTTGTTGCAATTCCGGCAGATTATAAGGGGGCAGGAATAGGAAGATCTAAAACCGATACGGCTCAATCAGAAACACTATCTAATATGTCTAAAGAGGAACGTTCCGACGTTTCAGCATCTTCTGATGCGCCTGTAAACCCTGTAGTCGAATCAATGACCGCTAACCCTGAGAAATTGGAGGTGCGTTCAGAAGTTGACACCCAAAAAGTGATCAAAGCTGAGCGTTCAAGAATCCAAGAAATTCAAACAGTTGCCGCTAAATACAATCTTCAAGATCTAGGCGAAACCTACATTAAAGAAGAAAGAAGCATTGACGAGTTCAATAAAGCTGTTCTTCGAGAGTGGAAGCCTGAAGCAATCGCACCAAAGGCAGACGCTACTGACATAGGTTTAACTCAAGCCGAAACACGTAGCTTCTCAGTACTTAGAGCAATTGACTATCTTGCTAATCCCGGGAGCGCTGCAAAGCGTGAGGCCGCTGCTTTTGAAATAGAAGCTTCCGAGGCTGCTGCTTCAAAACTTGGTAGAGCATCGAGAGGCATCACAATTCCTAACGAGGTATTTCGTAGGGATATGCAAACTTCACCCGATACAGCGGGCGGTAATTTAGTTGCAACAGAGCTTTCAAGTGATTTTATAAGCCTGTTAAAGAATGCGTCTGTATTGGCTCAAACAGGATCAACAATCTTGACCGGGCTTTCTGGAAACATTTCAATTCCTAGACAGGGATCTCAGCAAACTAGCTACTGGGTCGGCGAAGGTTCAAACGTAACTGAATCCGATATGACAATTGAGCAGGTCAATATGACACCTCGCACAATTGGCGCAATGACAGATATTTCTAGGAAGCTTTTAATTCAGTCTTCTTTAGATGTTGAATCATTAGTTAGATCTTCACTTGCATCCTCTGTTGCTCTTGAAATAGATCGCGCGGCTCTTTACGGATTAGGCTCTAGTTCTGAACCACTTGGCTTGCATAACGTAACAGGCATTGCTACTGAAAACGTTGGAAATAACGATCCTAGTTTTGGCGATGTAGTCAACATGGAATCCGATATTTCTGTTGGTAACGCTTTGACTGGCTCTTTGGCGTACGTTACACGCGCTAATATTGCCGGAGCGATGAAAGTTAAGACTAAAGATTCTGGTTCTGGTCGCTTTGTTAATGAGGATGGAGTCGTTAACGGTTATCCCCTCTACGTCTCAAATCAAATAGAAGCAGGTGACATCTGGTTCGGTAACTGGTCAGAATTGATCCTTGGTTATTGGTCAGGTCTAGATCTTCAAGTTGATCCATACACAGGCGGTGCGTCTGGAAACGTAAGAGTAAGAGTCTTACAAGATGTTGACGTTGCTGTAAAACATCCAGCTAGTTTCTGTCTCGGTGCTTAGGCATGAAGATTGAAGCCTTAAGTTCATTCGGATTAAAAGGCGAAGTCGTTCAGGTTGGGGAGGTTGTCGAGGCTTCCCCCTCTGAAACAAGGCAGCTAATTAATTCAGGGCAGGCAAAAGAAGCCGTTGTCTGTGAGGTTCAAAAAGAGGAACCAAAAGCAAAACCAAAAGCTAAAAAAGCTAAATCAACTTCTACCCCAGAGGTATCTGACTAATGACTATCCAAAATTTAGGTTCTAAAGGGACCGCCGTTGACATCCTCCCAAATGACGTTCTTGCTTCAACCGCTAATGGTTCAGGTGTAGATCTTCAAGGATATGAGGGAAGCGCTGCTTTCGTTCTTTCATCTGAAGCAATGGGCGCAAGCGTTACTCTTGCCGTTAAGTTGCAAGAATGCGACACAAGCGGCGGCACTTATACGGACGTTTCAAATGGTGGCTTTAGTACAACTGCGGCGAACACCGCTGCTTTTGAACAGATCGCTTTAAACGTTTCTGATCTTAAGCGCTTTGTGAGAACAAATAGTACCGTGAGCGGCGGAACCGGAACAGGAGCCGTTAACGTCACAGCTTACGCTTCTAAGAAGTACACAACATAAAAATAGATGTCATTTGCTGATGACATTAAGAGCATGTTGGACGGCCCCTTTGGTGTTTCATGCACTGCGGGGGCTACCACTGCAAACGGTATTTTGGATGAACCCACGTCAGTTGTTGCGGGTGATCAAGTGTTAATGGTTGACCGAGTTGTTCACGTTTTAAATTCTGATTTCGGTTCTTTAGTTGCTGGCGATGCAATCAGCGTCAACTCTGTTAATTACAAAGTACGCACAAACGAAAAAGATTTAGATGGCCTTTCTTGTCAGATCTCATTGGAGAAAGTTTAAATGGCCTCGAAACGAGAAGACATATTAGACGCAATTAAGACGGCCTTAGCAGGGACAACAGGAGTTAGCACGCGCATTTTCCGTTCTAGGACTATTCCTCTTGCTCAACGTTCGCAGCTCCCCGCGTTAATTATTGAATGGAGTTCAGACAATCCCGAACAAAATACCGCCTTACCTACTCTTGATTGGTCGTTGTCTGTCAGCGTTACTGTTTTAAGTAGTGGCGACGTTCCAGACGAACAGGCCGACGATACGATTATTAGTATGCACTCAAAAATAATGGCAGATTTGACGTTGGGAGGCGAGGCGATAGATATTCAACCAAGTACCGTATCTTTTGAAGCGATTGACGGTGATTCACCAATAGGCGTTACAACTTGCGAATACATTGTTTTATATAGAACAGAGGTTGGAGATTTAACCCAGTAATACGCCGCCATAATAAAAGCATCTAATATGGATACATATAAAAAGATCCTTTTGAACCGTGGCATTACTATCGAGATCTAGGTTAATTCAAACAAAGATTGAAAGCAGTTCTGGTTCTGACTCATCGCCTGCTGGAACGGATGCGCTATTAGTTAGAAATCTAGACGTAACCCCAATTGAAGCGGAAACAGTAAGTAGAGATCTTATTAGGTCTTTCATGGGGAACTCAGATCAATTATTAAGTAACGTCAGAGTGGCGTTGAATTTTGAGGTTGAGGTTGCGGGATCTGGGGCCGCCGCGACTCCTTCAAGAATGGATAGTTTGCTTAGAGCTTGCGGGTTTTCTTCTACAACTACCGGATCGGCGTTGACGGGATCGGCGCAGGCAGGCGGCGCGGGTTCTATCACTTTGGCGTCAGGTGCTAGCGCGGTTGATGATTATTACGTTGGCAAAACTATTACAATTACTAGCGGAACAGGTAACGGACATAAAGGACTCATAGTTGATTACGTCGGAAGTTCAAAAGTAGCAACAGTCAAGCCCGGCGGAACTGCAACTTTTGTACCCGGTGCAAGTTCAGGTTATTCAATTAGCGCAAACGTTAAATATTTACCAATTTCAACTGGCTTTGAATCAACAACAATTTATTTCAATAACTCCGGTGTCTTACATAAGGCGGTTGGATGTCGAGGGACGTTTAATATGTCGCTTGGTTTGGGCGCTATTCCAGTTTTTAATTTTTCCATGACTGGGCAATATGTGGCCCCGACAGACACGGCGCTTCCGTCAACGACCTACTCTAACCAGACCACACCAGTTTTATTTAAAGCAGGTAATACGGTTGCTGTTTCTGTGATGGATTTTGACACCGCCAAGATTTCAAGTATTAATGTTGATATGTCGAATGAAATTGTTTATAGAGAATTAGTTGGGGGCACGACTGAGGTTCTTTTAACTAATAGAGCGCCAACGGGTGAAATTGTTATTGAAGCGCCAACCATTGCTCAGAAAGATTTCTTTACTATTGCGAATGACAACACAACGGGCCGGGTATGTCTTCAGCACGGTGTTACTGCTGGAAATATTGTCGCGGCGGTAATGCCTGTTTGTGACATTGGAAACCCAACCTATTCCGATGATTCAGGAATACAAATGTTGTCTGTTCCTTATGTCCCAACACCTACAGCGACAGGTAATGATGAGGTTGCTCTAGTCTTCCAGTAGATATTGCTTTTAGTGTGTAAGGGGTTTACTCTTACTATGAGTAAATAGCAAACTATGTCTTTTGTATTAAAACAAGGCAACTCGTATAAATGGCCCGTTGTTCACGATATGCCCGTTGATGGTGGAAAACATGAACGTCATACTTTTGACGCTGAATTTAAAAGAATCACGCAATCCCGTATTCGTCAGATGGGAGAACAAATAGATAATAATGAAATAACTGAAAGCGAATTAGTAACAGAAGTTCTTTTAGGTTGGGACGGTATCAACGACGATGATGGCAACCCAATTAAGTTTTCACAAAAGGCATTAGATCAAGTCATTGATGTCCCAATGCTTGCAACGAGTATTTCAAAAGCGTTCTTTGATTCAATAGCCGGAGCTAAAAGAAAAAACTAGTAGAGGCGGCTGAATACTGGGCCGCCGGAGATAAAAACAATACAGATGACTTAATGAGTGATGCGGCAATGATGGGCATCGCATTGCCTGAACCTGAGAAAGATGACGACTTTGAAGTTTGGCCTGAAAATGAAGAAGCGGTTTTATTGTTTTTGCGTGTTCAGACGCAATGGCGTACATCAATGGCAGGTGTAACAGGTTTAGATTATGCGAGCGTAGTAGCTACAGCTAAACTTTATTCAATAGAAGATTTGCCTTCCGTGTTTGAAGATTTACAAGTTATGGAAATAACGGCAATGAACTTATTAAATAAAAAGGAGGCTAAATAATGCCTAGAGGAATACCCGGATCAGGTGGCGGTAATTACGGGATTACTATCAACGCGAATGTAAAAGGACAAAAGAAGATAAAAGAACTTGGAAACTCTATGCAGGGGGTTCAAGGTAGAGCAAAGAATTTAGCGGGGGCGTTTAAAGGATTAGTTGGCCCATTAGCTGCAATAGGTGGCGCGGCGGCTTTATTTAAAACATTAAATACAAGTTTTCGAGTAGTAGCAGAAAGAGAGGCCGATTTTGCAACGTTGGCAAATGGCTTAGAGCGAGTAACGACTAATGCACCGGTAGCAGCTAAAGCACTTAGAGGCATTGCTGACGAATTAGGATTTGAAACTTTATTTGATGAAAAGGCATTCCAAAAAGGTTTTGCATTATTAACCAGTTTTAAAAATATTGGTGTTGATTCTTATAGCCGAGTAGCAGAAACAGCGGCGGACTTGGCGCAGATTAACCAAACAGATTTAAAAAGTTCTTTCCTACAGTTAGCAAAGGCGTTAAGTGATCCGACAAGAGGATTAACGGCGTTATCTCGTTCAGGTGTGATATTTACAGAAACGCAACGAGAAATGATTCTCGAATTGCACCGATCAGGGCAAGAGATGGAAGCGCAAGCGGAAATATTAAAGATTGTCGAGGGAAGTTATAAGGGCGCAGCAAGGGCAGCGGCGGAAGGTTTAGCGGGTGCGTTTGATACGTTAGGGCAAAAGGTAAGAGACTTTAATGAAGCTTTAGGCGGGGCGGCGGCTCCCTTTATGGAGCCTTTAGTTAATGCGACTTCTGAAGTTTTTGACGTTGTAACGAATGGGTTAAATTCAATAAGTGATGATATGGTCGTTTTTGCAAACAATATAAAAATAGTTCTACAACCTGTTTTTGATTGGTTAATTAAAAATTTAAAAAATATCTTTAATTGGCTTGACCAAGTTTTTGCAAATCAAAGAAATTTAGCAGCAATCAGAATTAAAACAGGTGATGAGTTTGCATCCATTAGGGCGCGAATAAGAGATGAGGCAGAGAAAAACGCACTCCAAAGATTTAGAGAAGAAATGGTAATAAAAAAAGGAGATTTTAAAAGAAATAAAATTTTTAGTCTTACAAAGCAACCTGTTTTCTTTGAAGCTGATGACCCACTAATAGGAACAAGTAGAGATCCTAGTAAATACCAAGATGTTTTTAGAGGCATGAAAAACGAAGAATTTACAAAATTATTAGAAGCGGAAACAATAAAGACCGTAGGAATTTTTAAAACAATTACTCCAGAAATCGTAAAATTTGACGGGGCAACAAAAGACAGTATAGAAACACTAAAAGGATTGAAAAAAACTAATAAAGACACAAAGGACGGGTTGACGAAAACTTTTGGTCAAGAAATGCAATCGAAACTAACGAAATTTAGCGAGTCTATTAAAACCGTAGAGGAATCAATGGCGGATGTTGTTATAGGTGGGATAAAAAAAATGGAAGATTCGTTATTTGATTTCGTGACTACGGGCAAATTAAATTTTAGGGATTTAGCAAATAGCATTATCAAAGATATGGCACGTATCGCGATACAGCAAACATTCACTAAAAACATAACGGGATTCTTTAGCGGTCTTTCTATCTTTGGCGGTGGTCGAGCAATGGGCGGCCCTGTTGGTGCTAATAAAGCTTATTTAGTTGGTGAGCAAGGGCCAGAGATTTTAAGGATGGGAAATCAAAGCGGAAACATCACACCGAATCACAAGTTAGGGGGTATGGGTTCCACTAGCGTTGTTGTTAATGTTGATGCGTCTGGAGGTTCCGAAGTTGAAGGCGATGAAGGTCAAGCAAGAGTATTAGGAAAAGTCGTCGCGATGGCTGTTAAAAATCAAATTGCAAATGAACGCAGGCCGGGGGGTTTACTTTACGCATAATGGCAACCTTTCCCTCTATTGAATCTTCTTATGGTCTAAGTAAGACCAGCGTACCAAAGACAAACACGGCGGCTTTTGGGTCGGGTTATTCTCAACGTTCTACTTTTGGTATTAATCAAAATTTAAAGAAATGGAATTTACGTTGGCAAAATTTAAGCGAAACCGATAGCGATACGATAGAAAATTTCCTTGACTCAAGAGGCGGAACAGAAAGTTTTACTTTTACACCCCCTAGCGAATCGGCAAGTTCTAAATATATTTGTACTTCTTGGAACAAGACAATTCCTTACCCTAACTTGGCAACAATTACAGCAACCTTTCAAGAAGTAGCGGAGGCGTAAAAATGCCAACTGTTCCCCAGTCGATACAAGAACAGATTCAAATGCTCGAACCTTCGGCGGTGATCGAGTTATTCCAATTGCATTTAACGTTGGCAGTAAATGGAACTGATACCGTTTACTACTACCACGCGGGAACTAATGAAGTTTATGGAGATATAGTTTTTAATTCAATTACTTATAGTGCCGTACCTTGTGAAATGGACGGGTTCAAACGAACAGCAACCGGAACACTACCAAGACCAACTTTTACTATTGCTAATACTAATAGTGCTATCTCTGTTTTATTGGCTGCTTATAATCCGTTAAATGCAAAAGTCGTAAGAATAACAACGTGCAAAAAATTCCTTGATGCTGTTAATTTTACTAGCGGAACTAATGCAACGGCTGATCCAACCGCAATCTTTGAGGCTGACGATACTTGGTATATCGATAGAATCGCATCTGAAAATATGAACTCTGTCCAGTTTGAGTTATCAACAAGAATGGATTTATTAAATATAGCTTTACCACGTCGTCAAGTATTAGAACATTGCCCGTGGGAATTTAGAGGGACGCAATGCACGTATGCCGGAGCTGATGCAACTTGTGGTCATAAATATTCCGATTGTGTCGCAAAGTTCCCCGGTAAAAATGAATTACCGTTTGGAGGGTTCCCAAGTGCAAGACTTCAGATGTGACGCAAAAAAACACGCATTAGAGCAACACCCTAAAGAGGCGTGCGGTGTTGTTGTCAATGGAAAATATTTCAGATGTCGAAACGTAGCAGACAAGCCCGAAAATGATTTTATTCTTGAGGCTAGAGATTATGTAAAGGCACGACAAAATGGAAAGATTGAGGCGATTATTCATTCACACCCGAAGGGAGGAAAAGAAAGCCCGGCGGATCAAAAGGCTTGTTCACGTACAAAGATCAATTGGCATATTTATTTAACTCCTAAAGATGAATGGTTAACTATCAATCCTTAGTCGGTTTAAATTGGGAATATGGAAAAAGTGACTGTTTTGGTTTAGTTAAAAATTATTTTAAATTATTAGGCGTTGAACTTCCTGAATATGAAAGGCCCAAAGATTTACAAACTTGCGACAGTATATTTTTAGATCAATTACCCAAAAAAGGTTTTAAACAAATCTCAATTAATCAAAGATTACCGAATGATGTTCTGGTAATGCGTCTAGGAACAAAAACAGCAATGCACGCGGCGATCTTGCTACCTAATGAAATGATCTTGCATCAAAAGCAAAATTCTCTTTCATGCGTAGAGGCATACAGGTTCTACTATGTAGAGAGAACAGAGGCAGTTTTTAGATATGCAACGGGTGCTACTCCTAGATGAATTAGGGGAAAAATTTGGCCCGGTGCATGAGTATCACAACTTAAGAACGCCTGTTGATGCAATAAGGCTTTTATGTATTAATTACCCTGAATTTTCAAGAGAATTAATTGAATCAGGTGAAAAAGGTGTTGGCTATAAAGTTATTCAATCGGAAACAGAATTTGAGTTAGGAGATATGATGCTTCCGTTTGGGAGCAAAGATTTAATTGTTGCGCCTGTTATTGCTGGAAGTGGTGGAGCTGGAAGGATTATTGCGGGGGTTGCATTAATTGGTTTAGCAGTTGCAACAGGTGGCGTTTCGTTGGGAATGACTGGTTTTGTGGGTGCGTCTGGTATTCCATTGGCGGCGTCTTACTCAACAACAATGGCAGCTATTGCAATCGGTGGAAATATTGGTATTGCGTTAACTCTTGGCGGCATTAGTCAAATGTTGTCACCTCAACCGCAAGAAGCGCCACAATTCACACCGGGCGCAACGTCAACAGATAGAGGGCCGGGTTCCATTGTTAGGGGTTCCGATGGTCGTCAAAGTTATTCGTATCGCGGCGCAATTAATAGCGTTGGAGCTGGTGCAACAATCCCCGTGGTTTTTGGTAAGGCTTTAATAGGAAGTCATATCGTAAGCGCAGACATGCAAGTAACAGACGAATCAGACCCATTAACTCAATGGATAAAAACGCCTTCCCCCGATACGATGAGGATTCAAGGCGAAAAGTTAGATTCTGTTTTCAAAGAAACGTCTGGTATTAAATCAAGGTCGTTAAGTGCTTCTGATGTTAATTCGATAATCGGAGGTTCAACAACAAAATATTTAGCAGCGCCGCATCAATTAAATTTAACAAGTAATACAAGGCAGCAAGTAGTAGGCGGAAACATACCGGGAGAGTTTAGCGGTGCTACTGATGTTGCAAAATTTCAAATTGCTTTTAGGTTAAATAATGGATTGTATGACGAAATTGCAGGGGCAGGCAGTACAAAAGTTGATGGATTCGTAACGTTTAAAATTATTGTAGAAAATACAGATTTAAGCAGCACCCCCGATGTTGCAACGATACAAGTAACAGCTCAGGGGTTGATGTCAGGTTCTCAATCTTATTCATGGGTTCATTGGTTTACTTATGGAAAAATCGAATACAAAGACAATTATTTAGTTTATGTTGAACCGGTAGATTATAGCGCTAACTTAAATGTTAATACTTTAGAAGTTCTTCAGGTTGGTTATTACTTTGTAAACCCTGATACTTAAAAGAAATGGGCCTAAATTCTACCTCTACGATTAAAATAATTGACCTTCTTTGTGAGGGTACAATTGAAGGATTAGTTAATTCTGAAAAAGGCATTTATCTAGATGAAACACCAATAAAAGCAACTGATGGAACGAGAAATTTCGATACTGATTCTGTTAGTTGGGATTTCAGGTTAGGAGGTGCAACGCAATCAAGATTAAGCGGTTATTTAGACGACGGCACATCAACAGTTACGACGGTAAACGCGGAAGTCGGTTCAAATTATAGTGAAACACTTAATTCTACTAATGAGGTTTCATCTAGAGAATATGGGGGCGGTCAAGTTGTAAGACAGATAACAGATACAGATGTTGAATCGTTCCACGTTTTATTTTCTATACCTGCATTATTTTCAACAGCGCAAGAGGGCTTAGCAAAAGGGCAATTATTTAATGCAACCGTTCATTTGCGGGTACAAGTGCAACCGCAGGGGGGAAGTTATCAAACACTTTATACAAGAGACATAACGGGAATAAGTACAACTGATTATCAAGTCAAGACGCCAAAAATCCAATTACCCGGAGTTGGCCCGTGGAATATAAAAGTTTTAAAAACGACAAGCGCCGAAAATGATTTTGAAATTAGCTATACAGATTTTGATGAGGTTTCAGCTACAACACCTTTGGCAACTAGTAGAGGTAATCGAGTTTTTTGGACAAGCATTATAGAAAAGCAAGAATTAAGAAGTGCATACCCTTATACGGCTTGTGTTGGTTTAAGTCTTTCAACAAAGCAATTTACATCTATTCCAACTAGGGCGTATTTGATAAAGGGGGTGAAAATTGAGGTTCCACATAATACAAGCGTAAGAGATGATGGAAGTCTTGAATTTATTACTGATTTAGCTTTTAACGGTTCTTTGGTTACTCGTTGGACTACGTGCCCCGTTTGCATTTTCTATGCAATGCTCACTAATAAAATTTGGGGCGCGGGTGATTTTATTGCCTCATCTTCTTTGAATTGGGTTGATCTATATCCGTTGGCACAATATGCAAATCAATTAATCACGACCCCAGACGGAACACAAGAACCAAGGTTTGCAATAAATACAGTTGTAGGTAATAGGGCTGATGCATATTCAGTTGTAAGAGATTTAGCAAGTACTTTCAGAGGCATGACCTACTGGGCAAGTAATACAATACAAGTTACGGGAGATCATGGAAACTTAAACGGTTCCGACGTTTCACCCGTTCATCTTTATAACAATACAAATGTAACTGACGGTTTATTTAATTACGCGGGTTCATCGTTAAAAACTAGAAGTACTTCAATACGTGTTCGATATAACGACCCTGATAATTTTTATAAACCCAATTTTGTTGTTGTAGAAGATTACGACTTAATTACTAAGTACGGGTATCAAACGAAAGAAATAGTTGCTTTTGGGTGTACTTCAAAATATCAAGCGCAAAGGTTGGGGCGTTGGATGATGGCGGCGGAGGAATTAGATCAAGCCGTAATAAGTTTCTCGACTGGGTTAGAAGGCGTTGCAGTTTTTCCGGGGCAAGTTTTTGCGGTTGCTGATGAAATGAAACAAGGCTCAAGGATAGCCGGAAGAGTTGCAAGTTCTACAACTACGGCGATTACTTGTGATCAAACAATTTCATTACCTGCCGGGTCTAGTCATCAAATATCTTGCATCATGCCAGACGGTGACATGGAAACTAAAGATATTAGTTCTGTTGTTGGAGCCGTTGTTAATTGTTCAGCGTTTAGCGCCGCGCCTCAAGCACAAAGCGTATGGTCGATTTCTTCTAGTACTGTTGTTGAGCAAAAATTCAGGTGTCTTTCTGTTGATGATAATAAAGATGGAACATATTCAATTACGGGAACAGAATTTAATGATTCGATTTATTCAACGGCTGACAGTGGAACAGCTATTGAGTATGAAGATGTAACAACATTTGATGATAATCCAACGGCAATTACTGGTTTAAGTTGGAGATTTTCAGAAGTCAGAATTAATAACAACACAATTAACAGAATTACTTGGAGTTGGACAAGAGGAACAAACGGCTCAAGTATTCTTTTTGATATTCGGTACAAAATAGGCGGCGGTAGTTATACAACAACATCAACGACCAATACTATTTTTGATATTGATAGTCTGGTTTCAGGTACACAATTAACCTTTGAAGTAAGGGCCGTTGGACCTGCCCCAGTTCGGAAAACATCGCCTTGGACATCTCAAACGATTACTGTTCCTTCGCCGGGTTCAGGTGGCGGCGGTGATGATCCAACTCCTGTTCTTTTGCCTCCTGATCCTGTTAATGTCAGTGTTCAGGCTTCAAGTAAAGACGAGGTCACATTTAGATGGTCAATCCCTACGACATGGGGCGGTAATAGTTCAGATTTGATATCAATTATTCGTCATTCAAATAAAACTGATGGCACCGGCACATGGGCAGATTCAACACTTTTAAGAGAAGTTCAATCAAATACTAACTCAGTTGTTTTAGATTTATTAGAGGGTGAATATATGGTTAAGTTTAAAGATCAGCTTGGAAATAAAAGTAGTAACGAAGTAAGCTCAACAATAGATTTACCTGATGCGTTACCAAGATTAAATCAAACAGTAAGAAGGGAAGATACAGACACCCCACCCTTTCAAGGCCAAAAATATAATGTTCAATATTCAAATGAATTTGACGCCTTGACGCTTACGGGTTCGAGCTTTTGGGATGAACAAACTGGAAATATTGACGATTGGGGTTCTATTGATTTCCTTGGTACGCTTAACACTTCAGGGACATATTATTTTAATAACGTTGTTGATTTAGGCGGAATATTTACGTGCATTTTTAAAAGAAAACTAATAACAAGAGGATTACTGCCAAATGATACAATTGATGATCGTGCAACAAATATGGATAGATGGAGTGATTTTGATGGAGCCTTAGCAGATGAAACGACGGCAAATATTTATTTTAGAAAAAGTAATGACGCCTCTGGAGCTGCTGACATCATCACAGAAGATGGTGACAAACTTTTATTAGAAGATGGAAGCGATATTTTGCAAGAAGACCCGCAAGTTTTCGGGGTATGGACTCCGATGGAATCGGGCAGATATACCGGCCGCGTTTTTCAATTTAAAGTCGATTTGTCAAGTACAACAGTTGATCAAACCCCTATTGTTGACGAATTAGGCTACACACTGCAATTTGAAAACAGAACGGAAAGCGCTTCTTTAGATGCAGGGGGTGGAGCAAGTGCAAAGGTCGTTACATATTCAAAAGCTTTTTATCAGACACCGAAACTAGGCATCACGGCCCAAGATCTTGCAACGGGTGACTATTACGAAATTAGCAGCGAATCAAGAACAGGTTTTACAATTCATTTTAAAAATTCAAGCGGGTCTAGCTTAGATAAGAGTTTTTCATATCAGGCTAATGGGTATGGTACCGAAGGCGCTTAAAAATACTAATCTTGCTATGACTGTCTAAACTGAAAGCATATTCAGGCGACATAGTAAAAAATGGCGACTCACGATTATGTTTTAGCTAACCAGTCGGGTTCTAGTTTTCGTACAGACTTAAATAACGCATTAGCGGCGGTTGTTACTGGTAACAGTTCAGGGACGGAACCCTCTACGACATACGCTTATATGGAATGGAACGACAGCTCGAACGGTGTTAAAAAAATTAGGAACGCAGCAAATAACGCATGGATAGAATTATTTCAGCTTGACGGGACTTTAACAATGGAGGACGGGGCAGAAGCTACCCCCGGTCTTGCTTTTAGGGATGATTTAAATACGGGTATATGGTCAAGCGCTGCTGATACTATAGATATTTCAACAGGAGGCTCAAGACGAGCAACGATTGATAGTTCGGGAAGGCTACTTTTAGGAACGACTACGGAAGGTGTAGCGGATGGTGATGATTTAACCGTTGCAACATCATCAAGCACAGGTATAACAATTAGATCAGGAGTTACAAGCCTAGGCAATTTATATTTTTCAGATGCAACAAGTGGCACGGGTGAATATGCAGGATATGTCACATACAACCATAATATTAATTCTTTAATTCTCGGATCTAATACAGGGCCAGCTTTAACTTTTAATAGTTCAGGAAACGGTTTGTTTGCTGGTCATATAACAAGCGGGATCAATAAAAGTTTTTACACAGGTAGAAACGATGGTGTGCTTTCTGGTGAATTTGCTAATTATTCTAGCTCTAGTAAATCAGTAAAACTCGGGGCTGATCCTGCTAATGATTCGGCTGATTCTTATCTTTCTTTACAAGTAGATGGAACCGAAAGGGTAAAAATCGATCACTCGGGAGACATGACAATATCTGATGGCGATCTAGTAATAGGAACTTCTGGTCACGGTATTGACTTTAGTGCTTCCGAAGGGACTGGTGCTACTAATTCACAGTTAGATGATTATGAACAAGGAACATTTACACCGAGAATCGCCTGCTCTACAAACTCAGCAACTGTTTATCAAGACGGCTATGGAGCTTATACAAAAGTGGGTAATAAAGTTACGGTTTCAATTCGGATGAACAATATTCATCAAGCTTCGATGAGCGGTACTATTCAACTCGGAAATTTACCTTATTCAGTTATTGATTACGGTAGTTCATATATTATGAGTGCAGATTTTGCAACTCATCGAGTTGCTTTTAACACAAGCCAACAATATGCTTGGCAAGCACATTCAACTTCTAATTCATGGAGAGGTATTACGTCTAATTCCAATGGAAATTGGGGAGATTGGACTCATACGGATTGGCTTAATACTGGAATATACATGAATTTTTCAGGAACTTACTTCTCAGATGATTAGACCGTTAGCAAGTCTATAAACTACACCTAAATCTGTTTAATTTTGGAGAATTATCCTAATGGCTACGTTCACAGAGACAAAAATGAATGACAAAATAGAGATCGTCCGAAGATGGAATATACAAGTGAGGTGCGCCAATATTATTGAAAAAGATAATAAAGAGATTTCTAGAACCTTTCATAGACATGTGTTAACACCCGGTACACTTGATGCAAGTGACAACCTAGTAGCTACCGATATATCTAAAGAGGACAGCGATGTTCAGCGAATCTGCAACGCTGCATGGACGGATCAAGTTAAGGCAGACTACAAAGCCTTCTTAATAGCAGGCAAAAATCCTACAAGTGTTTAACCATTAATGGCATCAACTGCCACACTTGCCAGCGTTAAAGATCGTTCATATATTACGAGGACATATTAAACCTTTATGACAACTCAAGAAAGCGAATTGCAAGCGGCAAAAACTCGACTTGATGCAAATTTAGCAAGTTTACAAAAAATACAAGAAGATATTAAAAAGCTTCAAGAAGATGGGCAGAAATTAACGCAACCAATTTTAGAAGATCAAGGAATTGTAAGAGTGCTAGAAAAGATCATTGAAGAGGGCAAAGAAAAAACCGATTAAAATAAAAGTAAAAAATGGCAGATCGAAAAATTAGCGCTTTAACCGAATTAACGGCGCCGGTTGCTGATGATGTAATACAGATTATTGATTCAAGCGAGTCTTCTAACTCTGCCAAAAACAAGAAGATACAATATACAACGCTGTTAAGAAACTTACCCTCGGGAAGTAACACGACGCCTTCTTTAGGTTGGTTAGCTGATAGTGGCGCGACAGGTCTTTATAGATCGGCGGCTAATACTCTTTCTGTTTCTATTAATCAAACGTTAGTCGGATCGTTTCAATCAAGCGGGTTACAACTAGGCGCGGGTACTCCGGCGGCACAACTCCATTTATTTAGCACTGATACAACTGATCAGATTATTTTAGAAAATAGCGACGCCGGGGCAGATACAGCCCCCGACCTTGTTCTATATCGAAATTCTGCCAGCCCTGCTAATGCTGATAATTTAGGGAACCTTGTTTATAGAGGCGAAGATTCAGGCGGTAACGCGCATGACTACGCATCAATTGCCGCGTCAATTAAAACCGTAACCAATGGCGGAGAAGATGGCATTCTTGATTTGATGTCGTCAGCTAGTGGAACACTTGCCTCAAGGATAAGATTATCAGCGGATAAAGTTGGCTTTAATGAAACTGTACCTTTGTACCCTGTTCATATAACAGTGGCGGGAGCTGGTACGGCTTTATGGGTTGAATGTAGCGCTAACGATGCAGGTTCAACGGCTGACATCACTTTATTTTCTAGAAGGGGCGCGTCTGGAGCTGGTCAAGATAATGACATTCTTTCAACTATCTTTTGCAGGGGTAAGAATGACGCGGGAACACCGGAGCAAATAGATTACTCCGCGATTGAATCAAAAATAATAGATGCAAGTGACGGGACAGAAGACGGGCAAATAAATTTTAAAGTAATGGACGCGGGAACATTAACAACACAGTTTTCTATTGATGCAGATTTATTAACTGTTGGCGATGCTGTAAACATTGCAACTAATACAAGTACGGGTACAAAGATTGGAACTGCAACAGGTCAAAAGATTGGTTTTTGGAATGTAACTCCAGTAGATCAACCCGCCGCCGTTGCTGATTTGGCACATAGTACAAGTAGCGGAACTCTCCCAACTCCTGATGGAACAGTAAACATAAGCAATGCGGCAAGTCCTACAAATGCGGAGTTGTTGACCTATTGCGTTGAACTAGAGGCAAAGCTAGAGGCCGCGTTGGCTCGTTTACGTGAGACTGGTTTGATTGCAACTTAAGTATTAGATATAAAGGCATCAAAGTAATAAAGCAACCGCCAATAGTTGCAACGGTTATAGGTAAAGCTTTTAATAATGCGTCTTTAATTATTTCATTCATGTAAAGCTTAAAATCTTTCTTTTGTTTATTATGGCGACATAGCAGCATTAAAACCAATGGTCAGAAAAATTATTGATGGGTTAGCGGTTATTTCCTTTTTATTAGTAGTAGGAATTACAGGCGGCGGGGTGTTTGGTTATTTATGGATAACAAATGAAGATAATCAAAAAGCAATAAAAGAAAAGGTAATGAAAGAAGTAACTAGCTCTATTCCTTTGCCCTCTTTATCAGGCCCGGCTTTGCCAACAAATCCATTAAGTTCTAAGCAGCAAAAGAATGAAGAAAAAAAAGCCGTAGGCGTTCCATTTAGTCCGTTTTAGATTGGTAGAAATTCCAAAAATAGAAATACCCTTAATAGGGGTTAAAGCTATTAATACTTACGCTGTAAATGTTCCAAAGGTTATACCGCCAAACGTTCCAATTAATATTCCTTTAGGTTTTCCAATTATTGAAATGCCTTGCGTAAAAACAAGGAGAAATTTTGAAAATGATGCCTTAATTGATAATGACCCCGATGGGAATTTGATTCTGTGTACGGGTGATACGCCAGCCTTTGAACCGTTAAATTATGAACCCATGAGAATTGTTCCTATAAAAGAGGAGGAACAACAAAGATACGAAAAGCCAGAAATACCGCCAGCGCCAGAAGTACCAAAAGCAAAGCCAGAATCTTGCCCTCCTGATGGTGCGCCTGAAGTTGGGACAAAAGTAGAAGAAGGTACTAAACAGATTATTAAGTATGAATTGATAGGAAATCGTTGTGTAACTAGATATAAAAAATTAAATGTTCAACAACAAATATTTGACGCAATCCCAACGGTGCCTCAAGTCGTTAAAACGGGATCAATCACATTAATTGCAACAACGGCGGCATTATCTACCCCTTTACTTTTAAAAGCCGTTAAACCAATTATTAAACAGATAGTTAATAAGGTAAAAAAGATTTTAGGTAAGAAAATAAAACGTCCCAACTTGGCAGAAAAAAGGGCTAATTCTTATCGAGAGAAACGGGGTTTACCTCCTTTGAAGGCGAAGAAATAAGGTGCCTATGTGGTAAGACTTGGCCCATTTTTGGCTTTATTACTATGTCTTCACATAATTTGAAATAAGGCGAATTAGAAGCGAACTCTATGCCCTGTAATTTTAAATTTCCACATTCACGTAATCGGGCAATATGCCAATCTAATTTTTTATTTTCTATTAATTGTTGTTGATGCTCCCCTTGTAGCTTTGCATTCCTCAAGCAAGTACGTTGAAATCTTCTATCAAGTGGCATTGAAAAAGTCAAACTTGCGCCGAGGTTTAAGGAGTGATTGTCTTTCTGTCCTGTTCTTACGTCTTGATAGTAAAGAATCGTTCCGTCATCGTTATAAACAGGGCTTTGATACCAGTATTCTTTAGGCTCTGAAAAAGTATGTGAATCCGTAATGAACGGCGAGAATGTCAACATTGGACCCTGACAAACCACCCCGCCCCCGTATTGGTTTTGGATTAAATTACCTTGAAGGGTTTGTATTGCCATATTCGTCAGACTTGCGCTTGTATTAGCTACCGGGGCCGCTGTTTGTGAGGTATTAGCTAATGCACTCGATCCACTGAATAAAATTACTGTGAGAAGACCGAAGTAGTTTCGGTGACACTTTCTAAAACTGTTGTTCGATTGATTGTTGTTAGATTTGATAGACCCGGCCCTATGTAGCTTTCCGCGTATTGAAACGCCTGCCCCGGATTTGCAATCGTAACGTTTGGTTTTTGGGTTAGGTCCGCCCCTGTCCATGTATAACTTACCCCATTAATTGTTTGAGCCGTTTCAGAAGGCGGCGGAGAAAGGGTCGAGCCGTCAATAGATAGGTTTGTTCCATTGATCGTATAAGTATGCCCTGTGTTGTAGTCAGTAGAAACAATGGATTCAGTAACATTTTGAGTCGTGCGCGTAACTGCTGACATTGAACCACTTGAAAAATTTGGCACAACTGGGACCGCATAAGCAGGCGAAAAAAATAAAAGCGCTAACGGGTAGAGCCGTTTCATTACTACTTAACACTGATCGAAGTAACAACAGAACCCGTCGCAACTGTCCCCTGTCCTCCGGCAGTTAAACTCACAACACCCGCACTTGTAACCGATCCCGCAAGCGATCCGGCAACACCTGAACTATGCGAGGTCACGTCGGAAAAATTAGGAACAGCGCCAACAGTAGGGGCGCCCGTAGCGACTGCATCGCCAGTTATTAGCGACTGAGAAAAACTGAAGCTTTCCCCAGAGGTGGCGTTTTGCGTCGCTGCAATTGTTCCGGGTGAATAAACTCCACTTGTAATAGTTCCGGCTGATATTGTCCCGGCGGTGGTCCCGTCCGTTACATCTACCCCGGTCCCTGAAATTGAATAACTTGTGCCAATTCGTTCGGCTTGTGTTACCGCCGCGTTAACGGTTAATTGTGCTGAGCTAGTTATTGAATGGGTTAAATCTGCTTTTACTGGAATAGCAGCGAGAAGAAAAGCAAAGGGGATTAATAGTTTTTTCATGGAGTTTCCAAGCGGCCTGTTTGTGGGTCTATCGTTTTATTTGTTATTGGATCAACGCGATTTTGACCTGTTGGAACAATTTTTACAGGGGTTTCGATTCTGATTGTTTGATATTGTTGGCTTGCTGAAATATTGGCTAGGGCTGCTTTTAATTCTTCTATTTCTTTTTTAGCTGATGCGTTACCGTTTTTATCTTCTTTCTTTTTACCTGCGCTAGCGACAGTGACCCCAAGAGATCCAAGCAAACCGCCTAAAATTCCGGCGGCATAGGTGGCGTCAATGCGCTGATCTCCTACCCAATATTTGCTATCAGGCAACTTTATATAGGCTAATGTAATTACCCCTATGCACCACGCAATTAAAATCGATTTTATCCCCGTTGAGAGATAGAACAAAACCATTTCTTGATAGGCTGGAGTGTCCTCCTCGTCTTGTATAACTTTTTTATCTATTGGTTTTTCGTTTGTTTTTTCCTTCATATGCCGCCATAGTAAAGAATGATTAATATTACATTAGCTTCAAAAAACGTCTTGTGAATGAGATTGGCGCGGCCATAGTGTCAGGTGCTTTCGTTTACCTCGCTATGCAAGCCAAGAAAAACTCAGAGTTAAAGGTTGAAATCTTTACGCGCTTAAATCGCCTAGAGCAAACAACCGCAAGACTAGAAGAACGCTGCCCTATGAAAAACACTAGATGACAGAACTATTTTCAAGCCCGATATTTTGGGCTGCTATTGCCCTTGCTTCGGAAATTGTAGGCGCGTCAAAACTAAAACAAAACTCAGTTATTCAATTAATCTTTGAGACTTTGCAAAAAATGAAAACTAAAGTAAACGACAATCCAAAATGATTAAAAAAATTTCAGTAGCAGAAAACGCCGCTAGGAACGAGTACCAAGAAAGGCTTTACCGTCTGGACAATAGAGACAAACCGGGACCACATCAAGGAACCTTTACGGGCCTTCATACCGAGGTAATGATTTATAAGCGGTTAAAAGAAGAAATGGAAATATACGACAAATGGAAAAATAGGTATTGGCGAATAGCTAACGATTAGAATCTTTTATTTCGTCAATAATCATATTGATCATTATGGTCTTTGAATAGTGGCTTGTGGTCCCTGCCAGTACCCTAAGTTGTCGGCTTGTCTTATCCCTCAAAAATCTTTTCATACCGTCAAGAGGTTCAGGGCTTTCGTATACAAAAAGGTTTCCTATTGAATCAAGAATCTTTTTCATGGGCTGCTTATCCTTTTACTATGTCTAGATATTAATAAGATGCAGAAAGAAGAAATATTGATTTGTGATTGTTCACATTGCCGGAACATAAAAAAGCAGCAAAAACAATTAGAGCTGCATTTAAAAAAACTTAATATGTCTAAAGTATTAAAGGCGATCCCCGTCACCTTATCCTCGCTAGACTTGAATTGCCCTTAATCTATGCAATTAAGAGTTAAACACCTAGGGATGGGTATCTATTAAACCTCTTGACGTTTTGCATGGCGTTGAGGGGTTTTCTAGTATGAACAGGCAAAAAAAAGACCCCTTTCGGGGCCGGGTGGTTAGCTTGCTTTGTTGTTCTCTATGCTTTCTAATGCTTGGTGAAGCTCGGCAGTTGGAAGGTTGTTCTCTTCACAGAATTGAATTGACTTATAAAGAGAGGTTAAAGCTTCTTGCTGGTAAAGAGTGTAAGGATTGTTCATCTTGGTAGCGTCTCCGCTTTGTTTACTTCTTTATTATACATAGTAAGGGTATACCCATACGAGAACGTAACAATATATTCACAATTAATATTCAATACCTATACATAGTAAATGCCGGGGGATGGATCACGACCAATTGCGCTCCCTATTGTTTCCCTATCGGGTGTTGTATGACGTGCCGTCCTAAGACGTACCGATTTCAGGCTCCCCGGCGTTGGTTAGTTAGCAGTCGCCTTCCTCTAGAAAAACATTAGTAAGTGAATAAAGCTCATCCCAACTTCTTTTACATGTCGGAGAATTACATTTCACAAGCATCATTATCATTCCTTGGTTTGGGTCGGGTCTTGGATCTTCATAGGACATATTTTTAGAGCCGCAATGTGGACAGTGCCAACCCATGCCATTTATATATTCATTGCGTTTCTCGTCGTTAGTTTTAGTCATTGATATAAAAGCGAAGAAAAAAACCCCCTAAGAAAGGGGGCGGGTGTATTTAAAGAACTGAAAGATTCATGTTTGAAATAAACGCTGTAAAGATGCTTGATGCTGTTACAACGAATAAAACCTGATTGAATCGATCAAGTCTATTTAGTCTTACTTGCATTGAACGCGCTCTTTTTAATAGAGGTGCTTTGTTCAGAGAAGAAAGAGAAGAAGAAGCCATTTAAAAGGTCCGTGTCTCCACGAGTCGAGTTGACTATTGAAGCATAGCGTAAAGGGTAAACCCCTACTATTTAATACTGTTTGCTATTCACACATAGTAACAATTAATCTTACGCCGGGCGCTTGTTGGTCGTCTGTCCACATCTTTGAAACGGTCCAACGAATAATTTGGCTATCATTCCGAGCTATCCCTGATTGTTCGATACTGTCGCCAATTCCACGGGTTAATTTATCAAGATCGGGTTTCGTTGCCTTATGTTGTGGCGCTGACGGCCTTAAACCCTTAACCCCGAAATGTGATTTAGGTCTTACAAATCTAAAGTGAGCTGAGACATACAACGGGGCGTTTTGGTCCCAATCATCTGGGGCCGCGTCAGCTAACGCAACAATGACTCTTGATCGCCATTCTTTAAGCAAAGCATCGTTTGTATATCTAAGGCCGCCAAAGCGCGGGTTCCCTACTAATGAACCTTGAGGAACAGGGGCGCCAATTACTTCAATTTCTATTTGGTTATTCATATTCAAGTTTTTTTATTGATTCGTAAATTGAGTCAAATTTGTTTATGTATTCCTCGTTTGATAATTCAAGGTCTTGTAATTCCCATACCCGATTAAGTTCAGCTAGTTGGCCCCTTAGATCCTCTAGTAGTTTTTCTTTCGTTTTCACTTTGTTGCCTCCAGTTGTTAATTAATAAATCAAGTTCTTTTTTGCGCTGTTCCGCGCATTTGATTTTCTCTTGTAAATTCACTTTTCTAAAGTGATCGCCCACGTAAAACCGCGCTTTTCTCTTACAGCTATTTCATCTTCTATCTCTAATTCTTTTTGCTTGTTTAATTTAGTTTCTAATTCAATAACAACTTCAGAAAATTGATATCTTTTAGGTAGATTTTTTTTAGATATTTTTATACCATTTTCAGAATAACTATCTTTAATATTCCCGTAAAAATGATGATCATTAATCTCTTTTAACAATGCCTCTTTTTTTATCCTTATATATTTTTCATCTTCCCTGATTGATTTAAATTCTTCGGTGATCCTTGCCAATGGATTTAATAGATCTTGTGAAAGTGAAGGCGTGTATTCAGTCGTCATTTGCTTGTTTGATTTGGTAGTTGTAGCAGATTTCTAAATGCGAAATAATTGATTCTCTAATAAGCGCATCATCTAAAAGAGTTGATAAAAGATCGTTATTAGGATCAAGTAAATCATTAATTTCCTGTTCAGGAACTTTTACTTTTTTAATAACCGAAACGGGTTTGATCTTCTTGTTCGGCATACGCAGCAATAGTAACAAGCGATCTAGAATCTTCAGAATCAAGGCTAATGGCAGGTAAAGGGTTAGATACAATATGAGAAGAATAGGCGACAAAAGGTAAGCCAATAATTGCAAATAAAACGGCCTTTTTGATTTCTTGCATTTCATTTTTAAATTTCGTAAATTAAATTTACTAGGGGTTTACTCTTTGTCAATAGCAAGCGTTACTTAGTCCGAACTCATAGCAAGCTAGAACACAAGACTTTTCCAGACGCGCACATCTCCGGCGTGCCTAGAACAGCGGTTACTTTTGGTCGTTGTGTTGGTCTTTTCAATTAATCCATCTTTTGCAGCCTTCTTAAAAATAGGCCCAAGAGCGCGGTTGTCATGCGTTGTTATTCCTAACAGGTCCAACGATGCCCAGACATCATTAGCGGTTACATAGGGCTTATTAACGGCAAATTGAAGAATACTTTTAAAAGCAACGCGCTTAAATTCTTCATTAGCATTTTCTTCTACTTGTTCCATTGCAATCTCTTTTAATTCCTCAGGCTTTGAAAAATCAAGGGTGGTTTGTTCCATTTTAAATTTGGGGTTGTTTTGCGAAAAAGTTAGTTTTTATTTTTTGGTATTTATCAATGCACTCTTGAACGTTGTAAGAGGTGGTCCATGTTTTTTTCGGCTTGGCCCAGATGCCAAAGCATTTATCGATTTTGATTTCAGGGCGGCAATGTCTCAGCAGTGATAAGTACCCGCCGAGTTGCGCCGAAATGTCTCTATCTCTTCCTGATTTACTCAAAGTCTTCAAATCAGCTAAGGCATAAATCCCAGTTTCGTTATGCCTCAATATGCAATCAAGAGAACCCGCAACGCCGCCGCCTTCGGTCATACAAAACATTCGATATTCACAAGCTACGGCGTGCCAACGTTTGAAAAGGTCGTAATTAACAAGGGGGTCCACGATGTCCAAATATTCCCCCGGATCGTATGGTTTGCCCTGCAAGAAGGCTTCTAAGCAAGCGTGAACGGTATTTCCTCGCGGTTCCCACTTCTCGCGCGTCTTGTCGTGTATAACCTTCACCGCGTCGGTTCTTGTATCCACGATTTGCGAAATGCTCCATTTAATCCATCTCTGTTGATGGCGGTAACGGTGAATCGATGAGTGAAAGGTCAGGTTCGTCATTGGTGGCCACATTCTCATTTTCGTGATCTCTGTCATACGGAGTAATAGCAAAAGGGGATAAACAAGGGCGCAGGTCAATATCCCAACGCAACTTTGAAACGGTTAACAATGGGTTTCCTAATTTCACGATGGTGATGTTATTAAGCTCTTTTGCATCGTGAATGAGCCAACCGGCTTCCCACTCATTATTTAAAAAACGTTCAACAGGAGAATTTAATTGGGGTGTGTTTAACCTATTTGGGGGGTGTGTTTTACTACCCCCTCCCTCGCACAAATGTATTAAACGTGTTTTATGTGTTAAACCTCTCACTGTACGCGAAGTGGGGGAATCGACCTCATCATGTTCAGGGGGGTTAAACACGTTTGACACGTTAAACACACCTTCTGGGGGGAGGGGGGTAACAGGTCTAAATAATGCCGCCGGTCTTCCTCCATCCAAAGTCACTTCAACCTCACCAGATTTATAAATCAATCCTTTTCTTGTTAATTGCGCTAATGCTCTATTTGCCTTCGTGCGCTCTAAACGAAATTGGGTTATTAGGTCAGTCGATGAAACTTCAAACCCGCCATTCTCAAACCTGTCTTTGATGTAATCGAAAATATCTGCTTGTCTTCCTTGTAGATCTAATTCTGCTTCGGCTCGCGCTTCTTGTGCCATTGCCTCGCTGCCGTCACCATGAGTGATCCAACCCTCGTCAAGTAATTCAAATACGGCGGTTGTAGATTTTGCGCGTCCTTGTGTTTTTAATATGACGCGGTAGTCCGTTTGTGTTTGCCCTTCTGGGGGCTGTTTAAGCCAATTTAAAAGGATCGTTAAGCTTGCCGCCGCTGGTAAAGCATTAGAACCCCTAGAGGCGTTTGTCGCGTTCCCTCCGGCAACAGACTTATTCGTATGATGAATCATGGTCAAAGTACACCCATAAGCCGCTAGAGCCGATGCAAGCGCCCTAGCAGGTCCATCAAATGCGCTTGTTGATTCGTCAATACCTAGAGGACTTACACAAGCGTGGTAGGAGTCAAGCAAGAAAAAGGCTCCGGGGTTTTCTGAAGCAATTGTTTCTAACTCTGCAATTCCTTTTTCGTTCAGGTGCAACGGTGCGCCCGTATGCCATAAACATTCAATTGGGCCGCCTAATTCTCCATTGCCGTCAATTAATTTTTCACGTTTTAAAATCGTAAACCAATCGTTTTCTGGTTGATCAGTTCCGACAATGAAAACCTTTGGACATTTGCCGTGGAGTTGATGCCCTAAGTACGAACTTTCACCCCGCCACCATGCGCCTATCATTCCAATCATTAACGCAGATTTTCCTACCTTCGGCGGTGCAACTAAAAGATTTGTAGTCCCTGCCATAATCACGCCTTCCCATACCCAAGGGGTTGGGCTTGTATCCATCCGTTCGCCTTTTCTTCTAGGCTTTGCAGCTCCAGAAAGATTTGATCTTGCTTCGATTAAATAACCTTGTATTTCCTTATCACGTAAAGGCGCGTTTGAATCTTGAACGAACAGCCTTAACAGGAAAAATTGGTTTTGCTGATCCTTTTCAGTAGTTACTAGATAGGCGGCGTGTTTTTTTATCTCCTCTAAATCTCTTTTGTTTTCTTGGACTATTTCCGCTGTGTGCGATTCGGGTATATCTTTCAAGTTCACGGGTGTAGTAATTCTCTTTTGCTTTGTGGGGTGAATAGTAATCTTTTTGGCTGAATCGACCAAGATCTTCGAGTTTACGGAATGCGGAAAGTTCGGGGCTTGATTCGTAAGGGTGCTTTTTGTCAAATTCATCAAGTGCAATATCAGAGCGTTCTTTTTGTGCTTTTGAATATGTCCCTAAGAGGGCTAATTCCATATTGAAGTCAGCGGGGAATGAATACGGAACCCAACGCAACATTTCGTATGCTCGTTTTTCTTTATCCAAATCGATGTCAGAATCTGGCATTTAAGGGTTTACCCCTGCTATTTAATACGTGCCCTTTAGTATGCCGCTATTACTTCGTATGTCAAATTAACTAATATGCTTCATTTGTGATATAAAGCACAAATGTTACTAAATTCTAAAAAACCTTGCGATCACAAAAATATGTTTTTAAATTGATACGCATAACTGTTAAAGGGTTTACCCCTACTAAGTAACAATGGCAGACCGACAAGCCAAAAGAGTAAAAGAACAAGCAGCTAGATTAGAAGCCCGCGCAACTTTAGGTAAAGCGTTTAAGCGTTGGCGCGAGATGAATAATCTTTCACAGCAAAATATTCACGATTTTTCTAAGGCGGAAGGAATAAACATTTTTAATAGTCAATTGGCATATTTTGAATTAGCGCGCCTTGATCCAAAGAATGAGTTTTGGTATGGCATAGAAACAGTTATTCATTGCATAGCTAACAATCAATTTCCACCAACTCAAAGCAATACTTCTACTAGAGGGGCGGGATTTTCAAGAACAGTACTAGACAAGATGAAGGAAGCTAAACCGTTTTTAAATATTGACGGTAAACCCGCGACGGCGCAAGATCTTCAAGCAATGTTTGGAGCTAGGCAAAAAATTAACCCTATATATACAAAACAAGAAAAGTTGACTAAAGAATTTTTAACTGATTACGTCGAGGAATTAGAAAAAACATTTAAGCAGGTTGCAAAAAATAATATGATGTCTAATAAGGAATGCTGGGATTCTCTCACTAAAACTGCCCCAATGAAAGCAGTTAAAGAAAAACATGTTACCTCTATGGCTCAGGATATTCTGAGGGGTGAGCGTGTACCAACTCTAGAAGAGGCAAAATTTATTTTACTTAAATATAAAGGCTGTCCGGCTTGCGTTGGTTTGCGTGAAGTTTCAGAAGATCCTCTGTCAAAGAAAATTGAAGACATGCACGCAAAATTATTATCTTTTGTTTAATGTAATGTTTAATACGTCGGAATGTGTAGTAAATCTAGGTCAAATAGTTGACTGATAGGTTAATTTACTTAATGTAAAAATTAGTAATTACGTTTTTAACTTATACAATTTTTGCTCTTGATATTCTTTCTGTTTAGGGGTTGACCCTTTACGGATCAATAGTAAGATTTGGATACTTCGACTTCATAATGACAACTTCCCAAGAACAAAAATTAATTGAGTTCCTTTGTACCCTGCGACAATCGGCGGCTCAATTAGTTGACTCAACGCATAGCACATTCACCCATGCGTTAGAATCTGCCCCAGCAATGAACTTCAACCCCGAAGATCAGAAAATGATAGATACATGGCACGATGAAATTAAAACAGCCCATAAGGGATTAAGCGAAAATGAGTTTTAACGACGATCAAAAAAACTTACTGTCTCAACCCATCAACCCTAAGTTTGTAAAAACTAGAAAGGGGCAAGGAAACAGGGATTTGGCCTATTTAGAAAGTTGGGTTTTAATGTCCAACGCCAATAGAATTTTCGGTCCTGATGGTTGGTCAAGTGAAACAATAGAGCTAAGAGAAGTAAAGGCACAAAAAGGCATTGCCTACATCGCAAGAGTAAGAGTCACAGCGGGCGGCGTTGTTCGTGATGGCGTTGGCGGTCATGCTGGCTTTGACCATGAGAACACCGCAAAGAGCGCAGAAAGTGACGCAAGAAAAAGAGCCTTAAGTTCATTCGGTGATCAGTTTGGCCTCAGTCTTTACGACGGCGAACAAGGGCAATCTTCTACGGCTCTTTTAAAACATTCTGGTAATATTCCTACGCAGCAATCAGAAAAAGAACCAATTCAATTTCCTCCTGTAACTCCTGAACACATAAAAACTTATTTATCTGATCTTGTCGGTTGGGCTAAAAAACACCCAACACTTTTACCCGGATTAAAGCAAGCTTACAAGCTTAAATTTCCAGACTTTGAAGGTAGTTTCTCAAATCACGTACAAGAGCCCAAACATATTGAATTTATCGACGGTTTTACAAATCGCCTTACATGATGGAAGCAGAATTTAACGACAATCAAAGAGCGCAAAAAATAACCCGACGCGCTCGACCTTATGGAAAAAGTAATTGGGCTTGGACGGCAGACAAAGAAAGTTATAAATCACGTTGGCAGGTTTCTTCAAAACTAACAGAAATCAATTGGCACTCATTAAATGATTGGTGCAAAAAACATGATCTTTCTCTTAATCGAGGGATCAACAAATTAATCGCTACTCACCCCGAATTACAAAACAATGTTTAATGTTTCCGCCGTTGGTCATCTTGTTGCTGATCCAGAACAAAAAGAAATTAGAGACGATTTGAAATTAACAAAGTTTCGAATACTTATAAACAAAAAGAAAGGGCAAGAAGAAGTTGTTAGTGCTATTGATTGCAATTTATGGGGAGACAAGGGAAACGCCGCAATGACCTATTTAAAAAAAGGTGATCAAGTCACAATTGCAGGCGCGGCACATTTAAACCAGTACGAAAAGCAAAACGGTGAATCCGCCTGTTCTGTTGAAGTAAATGTTCAAGAGTACTCTTTACCACCAAAACCTAAAGCAGTTGAGGAAATGCCTTTTTAAGTGTCTGATGATGGAATCAATTGGTACTTAAGGCAAGCGGGCCGGGTGCCAATGCTTACACCCTCCGAAGAAATAGGTCTTGGCAATGAAGTTAAGGCCTACATGGAATTGAAAGATTTAGAACACCCAACCCCAGAACAAAAGAAAACAATCAGGCGCGGTATAAAAGCAAAAGATCGAATGTTTGCCGCTAATTTGCGCCTTGTGGTTCATATCTCTAAAAAGTACGCGGAAGCGGCGTTAGGAAGTATGACCCTATTGGATTTAATACAAGAAGGTAATTTGGGGCTATCTCGCGCAATAGAAAAATTTGACCCGACAAGAGGTTATAAATTTAGTACTTATGGTTATTGGTGGATTCGGCAAGCGGTAGCTAGATCAATTTGTATTTCTGATCGAACGATTCGCCTCCCATTAAATGCAATTGCAGTACAAAAGAAAGTTTCTGTTTTTGCTGATGAATTTAAAGAAAAAAATCACCGAACCCCAACCATTGAAGAATGCGCGGAATTTTGCAAGATAAGACAAGTAACGATGAGGGCATATTTGGAACACACCCCAAAAATTACATCACTTGATCAAATGGCTTGTAGCAATGACAAGTTGTTCGATGATTCATCAATTCTTGAATTAGTCACAGATAACGGGCAATTAATACAAGAGGAAAAATTAGAAATTGAGCAAGGTTTAGAACACCTTGAATCTCTATTGGCTGAGTTGCCAGAGCGAGAACGTTGGTGTCTTGAATTGCGATATGGCATTGATCCTGATGGCCTCGGCCCTTTGACTTATCAAGCAATCGGGGAATTAATGGACGTTTCAAGGGAAAGAGTGCGGCAAATCGAGGCTAAATGTTTGAAGCGAATGAGAAAAAAATTGTACCCAATCAGGCGAAACCCTAGTTAAACCTTAACGCCTAGATTACGCCTAGATTACAAGCGAAAAACCCATTCCCTGAAAACCCAATCGGGGCGACAGGATTCGAACCTGCGACCTAGTGCTCCCAAAGCGAACACCCTAGCCCCTGCTGTAACTGCTTTTTTAAGCTATAACTAGCCCATATATCTCTATTGACTATCGTTTAATAGTGGGCAATACTTACACTAGATTACAGCTAGATTACATTGCCAAAACTTAAGCGAAAATCTGGGGATTGGGCCGAATACTTTCAACGCGGTATTAAAGAACTTGGGCAAGGTTGGTCAGTTGTAGACCATAGAGGAAAAGTACTTTTATTTTTTAGACCTAAAGGGTTAAAACCTCAATCAGTAAAATTAGATTTCTTATGGGAACGTGGATCAAGCAAAGATGCAGAAATAAGAATTAGAAAGATTTATAACCTCACCCTTGAGGGCCATGATTTAAAAACGGCGTCAAAAATAGCGTCAGGTCGTGCCCCCAAAATTGAACGGGATTGGGCAGCCTGTTTAAAGAACTTTGAGAAATATAAAACAGAGCATGAAAACGCTATAACTCAAAAAACATTTAACCACGATTACAAAAACGTTTTATCTGATGCTGTTCATTTATTAGAGAGTAAAGAACCACCCACAAACCCCGCTGATTTAATTGATTTAGTAATACGCAAATGGCCCCCCGGAACACCAACAAGAAAACGCCGTACAAATAACCTCTGCCAATTCCTTGAATATTGCGTTACTAGAGAAAACGCCCCCACCTCTTGGCTACCTCCTACAAATAGAAAAATACATATAGGAAGAAAAGCAGCTAAATCAAAAATACAAAAAAAAGACCCAATAACGGATCAAGAAATACTAAATCTAATTGAACAAATACAAGCAACCGCCGCCGGGTTTAAATGGGCCAACGTTCTAAAACTAATTGCTGAATATGGCCTTCGACCTGTTGAGATTAAATACCTTCACGTAAGAACAGATAATAAAACTAATGAAGAATATCTTTGGTGTTCATACGAAAAACGTTCAGGGGGAGGAATTACAAAACCTAGAAGATTGGAACCTTTACCAATAGAAAATACCCAATGGAATTTATTACCCTTATACAAATCTGGTTTACTTGAATTACCTTCTTTAACTGCTAAAGGTAACGGCGTAGCGGAAGCAATTAGAAAATATTTAGAGCGTCGTTCGTGTTGGTCCTCTTTAAAAGCAAAGGTTGAATCAAGAAATGAACAATTGGGCACATATTCGTTTAGACATTCTTACAGCGTAAGAGGACATAGCAAATACGGAATTGATAGCGGTGCAATGTCTAATTCAATGGGGCACTCGCTGGAATGCCACCTTAGAGAATATCCATTTGCAACGACATCAACAACTGAATCAACTTTTAAAAAAGCAAGAAATAAAATCCGATCTTAATCGTGGATCGGGAGCGATGGATTTGAGATGAGGCGAATCGAGTTGTCATGCCGCGCAGCGCGAAGAGGAGAGTCAAGGCGAATGGAGCGTAGACGAGGCGGGCGGTTTCTCACTCGTCACCACGTAGGGCTTAAGTGAGTTGAAACACTTTTATTCGTGAAGTGTGAACGATGGAGGGGAAATGCGGAGAATTGCGATAAGACGCGGATAGCCGAGTAGTGACGCGGAGAGTTGAGGCGACAAGAAGGGCGTTTTTATTTTGCCCGTCTTTACCACGTAGGGCTGACGAACATGAAACCAGTTCTTAATCGTTGAACTGGCAAGCGATGGAGTTGAATCGAGGTGAGTAGAAGGGACCTGAGAGGAGCCGAGGATCGGAGAATTGAAACAAGCAGAGTTGTTTTTTTTAGGGGTCAGAAACCCCTAGACTTGATTTTTCTATTAACGATTTAGGAAGCCTTTCCCCTTTCCTTTGTAATTGCAAAGAATGTTTTCTTGCGCCATCTGCTGATGCTTCTATAAAAGCGTGATGTATTTGTTTCGTTTCTAAATCTCTTTTTTCAGATTCGTTCAATTTGCTTTCGTTGATATGTGTAAAAAGCCTTCTTGTATGTTTTCTATGTTTCTTAATTCCTGCGTTTGCTTGTGCGGCAGAATAATCAATTGCCTCTTTATCATTTAAAACTTTTAATTCACCTTTCGTTTCTCTTAAAATAATTGGTTCATCAATTTCTTCTCTTTGTTGCTCGATTTTTTCTTTGATTCTTTGTATTGAATACCGATCATCCCACTCTTTATCTTTAAAAGATATTTTCCAATAATCGACAATTTCTAAATGTGAAATAATATCGCCTTTTTTTAAGGCTTTCCAATTGATACCGTCAATGCGTGGGTTAGTCATTAGTTAACAGCTCCTTGTAATGTTGTTTCTTTAAATTCAAGCGTTTTAAACCTTCCATATCGAGGCCGCCAAGTGCCTAAACCTTCCGCTACCGCAGCCATTGAAAGGTATTTTTTTAAATCAGACTTTTTAACTATCTCATCATTAACTAATAAATTAAAAGTCACTTTCCAATCAGGAAAACATAAACGACTAACCCAAACACCTCTTTTAGTAAAAGCGCGATTAATGTATTTATTACCTTTGAAAAGATCTACTGCTTTTTTTGAGCCTTTAAAATCAATAGGTGAATTGTTAGTTACAACAACGCCTCTTTTTATATCCATGCCTTTTTTCCATCCTGTCGCGGCTCCTTGTCTTAAACATCTAAGGAAATTTGCACCGGGCAAAATCGGATCAGAAAAACCTTTAAATTCAACCGTGTTTTCATCTTCATCAATATCAATTTGCCCCTGATTATCCCAATAGCCAGATTGAATCCAGTCTAAAGCCTGCAAAGCTTGATGATCTTTTAACGTCTTGTTTCTTTTGGTATGAAAAATTGCTCTAAATGTTGATTCCGTTTTTAAAGGGTCGGAACTTTGTACGTTTGAACAAATCAAAGGGTTTACCCCTTCCACTGTTACTTGATAGCTCTTGGTCGCCATAAATAAAATCCTTAACGGTGTTTATTGTTAACCCCTTAATAGGGCGCAAATCAAACTTGATATTGCTACGAACTCATAGTATAGTGTCTTTAACTATCGGTCAATAGTAATGGCTATTAAATGGGTAACACAAGTAGAAGCTTGCGACGCGCTAGGAATGGGCAAATCTACAATTCAAAAACTAAGGAATAAAGATAAAATCTTTGTAATAGGAAAGCATTACAGAAGAAAGACACCAACATCAAAAAATATTTTATATAACCTTGAGGCATGTGATAAAACCCTTTCAAGGCTTTGCTCAACACCTATTGAGGCTTAATACGCTGCAATAATAAACCCTGTCTATGCTGTAAGTACTCAAGGCAATCTCTACAGCCAATGAGTAAAGCAGTATTTCCAGTTCAAACAATGACCAACCCCTTCACCCCGGAGGATTGGCGTAATATTTTCCGAGCGTATAAAAACACCCCACAACAACAGATAGGAATTGAGATATTACGTCAGCATCTTTATGAAGATATTCGCGTTGACGCCACACTTCTAACTACTGAGTCATCATGGTATAAGCATTACAAACGATCACCCAACGTTTATATAAAATGATCACATTAGATATTAAAAGCGAATTAAAGTTAGCTGAGAAATGGACTAATGAACATACAAAACAATTAGGCTTTTCCGTTGCTACTGCTATGAATGCAGCGGTGCAAGGATCTAAATTTATATCAGGTTCAAAGCAAAGGTCAGCATTACAAGCATTAGCTAATCAAGCGCCTCGTTATTTAGATAGACCAAAGAAGTCAACACAAAAAGGTTGGAGAGCTACAAGGGCAAACAAACGTAACCTCTCAACAACAATCTTGCCCAAAGATAGGCCATATAATCAGCAACGTTATTTAGGAGGAAGCGCAACAGGTGGAGGTAGAGCGCCTAAAGATTTCGGCGCCGCCTTAATGAATCACCCATTAGCCCGCAATATCCCGAGTGGTTCTAGACTTGTACCAACACCGGCAATGAAGCGGGATAAGTACGGCAATGTAACCAAGACACAAATTAATAAGCTATTTGATCAAGCCAATACAACTCACTACCAATCTAAAAGCGTCTTTATTGGCAAGCCAAGGGGAGGCAATAGACCAGCAGGTGTCTATAGAAGATCTAACAAGAACAACACCCTTCGACCTTTATTCTACGCAGTCAGCAACGTTAGATACGGCGCTCGTTTCCCTACTGAAAAGGTAGTTGGCGCAACGATTCAGAAAGACTTTGGTATTTACTTACGTCAAGAGCTGGCAAAGAATGTAGCAAAGAACGTAAAGGCCGGAAAAGCTGACATGAGAACAGGGTTTTTCTAGTTAATTCCTTTAGATCCCTTGATATGACTGGGTCCTTCCTAGTAGTCCCTATGTGGGTCGTCCGAAGG